TAAACCCAATATAATTAAAAACATCATACTACTAAAAAACATGGTAATAATAAAATGCTCATTTAAAAGTTTTTTCATTGTAATTCTCCAAATCATTGACTTCTTTTTCTAATATGGCTACCTTTTGATTTAACGTAGCTAATTCTTTTTGATGTTCATTATTAGAAGTAACTATCCAAGTGCAAAAAGCAATAGCACCAGCACCTAACATAGAAATAAGCCATTTAAGAGTTAATATTGCACCTTTGGCAGATGTAAAATCACTTTCCATTTTTTCTATCTTAACGCTATTGGCTTGTCTTTCTTCATACTGGTGTTCATTTATGACAGTCAGTCTGATGATGTCTTTGGATAACTGTTCTAATTTTAAATGCACATCGGTCAGTTGTTTTTTTAGTTCTTGTTCCATGGCTATTCCAAATGTTGAATTATTTTCAATCTCTTAATCATATTAAGTGAATTACTAATAGTAAAATGTATACTTAATTTAAAAGGTAAATATTCAGTATTTTGTAAATGAAATATTTCACTGTATTCATCACAGGTTATTTTAAATGAGTAATCACTAAGATACTTTATCTTAATACTAGATACATCTTTTAAAGGTATCTGTATTCCATTACCATTTGCATCTTTAAGAATATGAAGATAATCACCAAAATTTTGTATAGAACCATAACCATTACCAACCCAACCATGTATTACATTTGGTATAGAGATACTAAAATTACTTGCTTTTATCAAATCAGTTAAAATAAACTCATAAGTAACATTAGGATTTAATCTTTGTGAAACTTTCATATTATAAGTACCATCTAGCGTTGGTTCAATATTTACAAAGACAAGTTCATTATCTATACTTTCAATAATTCTTATGTGTGTTGTTTGTAATTCATCATATTGTATTTTCCAAAAATTAGATATTTCATTAGGTAGGGTAGGGTATACATAATCTGTATAATTGGGTATAAATCTTATTGTACCTGTCTCTGGGTTATGATTTATTCTGCCTATATACTCTCCATGAGTACCGTGTTGAATGGTATGAGCTATTTGTAAATCAAACGTTTCTTTATAGATAAAATCATCTATTTGTATTAGCATGCCTGATTCATAAGAGCTAAGTCTGGTGATGGTATTACCCCTATATACAGAGATTTCCATGGTTACCTTACCTGATAATAACTTACTGTACCATAATCCAAATAATTCAATGTCAGTAACACCATCATACAAGTGGGGCATAACATAATGCAATCCATTAAATCCTTGAACATCTCCATAGATAAGACTTTCATCTGGTATAAAGTTAAAAGCACCAGTAGTAGTATATTGTTCTATGTCATGGGTAGCTCTCATTAAAAAATCTTCCCCAGAAGTGTCTTTCCAGTAAAAAGAAATGACAAGAGTGCCTGCATCTGGTTTAGTTTCTAATGGAAGAGTGTTTGCACTACTATAATAGTTTAATGTTATATCATGTTTCTCCAAATCACTTAATAATAGTCTATGATTGGTATTTTCTGGATTATCTATATGTCTGGTAATTGTGGTTCTATTTGGGTCTGTTTCATTAGTGGCACTAAAATACAATGTACCATTAAAAAATCCCTGCAAGTGAAGTTCATCATTGTTCAAAGACATCTGTGGTATGCCATAACTCTCATAATCACCATCCAAATTGAGTTCACGTTTTATAAGATTAAGTGTTCCTATGTACTTTTTGGGATAATCTATTGGTTGCCAGTGTATGAATATATTAGATACACCAGATTGTAATGGGGTTAAATTTCTTATTTTTAGAATAGGGCTATAATTTAGACTTGCTTTTAATTGCTCAATATAATTATCTCCCAAAGCAATAAAAGGAGTTTCTTTTAATCGCTCATTTAAGTCTTCAAGATACTTGATGGTTTCATCTCTATCAGGTATATCTATTTCTCTCATGTAATCACCTTTTGGTTTGGTTGTTATAAAAGTTGTACTATACCATCGTGATTTAACAACTGGTTAATCTGCTGTGCGTTCCGCACTCCTGTGAGTTTTGAATTGAACGCCATAGCCAAGTCAAGCTCCAACTTAGGTACAATCCGTAAGTCCTACGATACAGGACAATTTTATTTACAATCAAAGGATAACTTATGACACTACGTTTATTAATTTTTTGTTTAATTACTTTATTGGTTTGTGTCATGTCCAATTCTCATGAACCAAGACAATGTCTACGAATTAATAATGCTGATATTAGAAGATGTTAGCATCTATTTTACAACGGAGCTATTATGATTAAAGCTACAATCATTGCTGATAGCATATCAGCATATACAAACCAACGCATTACGACTTTTGAACTAGAATACCCTAGATTTATTCACAGTGAATTTATGACACACAGACAGTTTAGTCGTAATTCTGCTAGTAGTAGAGCAATCCCTATTGATAAGATGATTGAGCAAGTCGCTTTTAACCCTGCTATACCTATTCATTGGGGGTTAAATCAATCAGGTATGCAAGCCAAAGATAAACAAGCAGGTATTAATGCTTGTAACGAAGCGTGGTGCAATGCAAGAGACTCAGCCATTCATCACGCTTACCAGTTAAAGAATCTTGGCTTACATAAACAGATTGTCAATCGTGTATTAGAACCTTTTTGTATGATGAAAACACTGGTTACAGCTACTAATTATGACAACTTCTTTTACCTAAGACTGCATAAAGACGCACAACCAGAGATACAACAATTAGCTCGTGTCATGTATGAAGCCATGAAAGAGAGTAAACCAGTTAAACTTTATCAGGGTCAATGGCATACACCTTATTATGGTAATGGTTATTGGAACTTACACAGTGATGATGACTTAGAAACAGCACTCATGATTTCATGCTCATGTTCAGCACAAGCATCCTATCGTAAGACAGATGCTAGTATTGACAAAGCCAAAGCCATCTATGATAAATTGGTTAATAGTCAGCCTGTTCATGCCAGTGCCTTTGAACACTGTGCTACTCCAATAGATGACCCACTAGATGATGATGGTTACTTTAAACAAGGCATCATTTGTTATAGTGATTATGGCAATTATTATAGTGGTAACTTTGTAAATTGGATACAATACAGACAACTTATCCCAAATCATGATTATAAGGTGGACAATTATGTATAAGATACCTAAACTCAAATGGTCTGATAGGCTAGAACAAGTCTTAGACAATTACCGTAATGTATGGTTTACCACCAATACATTTAATGACTATTATATTCAAAAAGAAAAAGAAGATGACTTATTTTATTGTTACTATGGTAATGGTAGATTTAGAGAATTTAAGTCATTAGATGAAGCAAAAGACTGGGTAGAAAATACTCACTACCCAGACCAAGTAAATAAATATTTGGAAAAAGTATAAAGAATTATGCCATAGATTTATTTAATTCTTTTGTTAGCATTTCACTTTCACTTTCACTTTAAGGAATACCATGATTGAACAAGTTCTAAACCAAAGAGCTACTACACACGGTAACTTTACATCCAATGCCCATACAAGCCAATTATTAAAAGATATTGTATCTCATGGAGATAACTTTGCAGATTTATCTTTGGTACAACGTGAAGCACTTCATATGATACTGCATAAAATAGCTCGTATTACCAACGGTAACTGTGATGAAAAAGACCATTGGATTGATATTATTGGTTATACTCAACTGGCATTGGACAGTATTGCTTAGCAAATTAACATAAAAATCTCTTGTTAGATTAAGATAATTATTTATCCGCTCTCACAGGAGATTTTATGTTATTTGTTTCTGATGACTTTGAGTTATCCAAAGATAAAATAGTAGTTCTTACTAAATTTTATCCCCAAACCAAACTAACCAATACAGGTAATGCAACAGCTAATATTTTAAAAAGTAAAGACGGTATTCATTGGTTAGCTCTTACTTCATTGGCTTCTAATCAATCATTAGATATTACCTTAGAAGAAGCGTTTATCTATCTTACTTTTAAAGAAGATACCACAGTATATTTCCAACACCAAACACCTAACCATTACCACTTAGATAATGAACAAAAGCAAGTTGAACGGTTGGAGACAAGATTTGACAATCTAAATGTAGGTGGTCGTAACCTTGTCCTAGATAGTGGCATGGTTGTGCAGAATAGTGATTACCCAATTAAGTCATACACACTAGCTCAAAATCACGGCTTGGCACATGGTGATGACGTGGTTATCACCATTTGGGGTCAGCTTGCAGATAGCAAAACCGCATTTTATGCGTATAACTCTGGGGGTAGGGTGCAAATTGGTAAGTTAGATAAAATCACTGATGGTGTGTACCAACTTAAAACAACATGGAAAATCACATCAGGCACTAATACCGTAAACAACACCATCCTAAATATCTATCCAATGAACCGCCATCAGAGGGGGGAAAGTCGCATTGATAAAATCAAGCTAGAACGTGGTAACATCGCAACAGACTGGACACAAGCCCCAGAAGATTTGCAATCTCTTGTAGATGCTCTAATAACTCGTATCACAGCATTAGAAAATAGATAATATCCCTAACCCTTTACCAAACCGCTTCTAGCGGTTTTTTGGGTTTTAATTTGGAGTAACCATGCAATATACCAACAATCACAATATACCCCTACCATTAGCGGTATTTTTAGCCACAGACCATTATGACCATGAACCCAATACCATTAGTACCACAGGTTTACTAAAACCACTAAGACAACTTATATTGGGTAGGCGTTTAGCATCATCAGATAACGTTGTAGATTTATCTGACATGGTTTCATCTCGTATGGGTACTGCCATACATACAGCCATTGAACTAGCTTGGCAAGAGCCTACACGAGCGTTAAAGCTACTAGGTTATGATGATGATACCATCAAACGTATCAAAGTTAATCCAACCAAAGTCAAAAAGAATGATATTGCTGTCTATATGGAAAAGCGTTCTTATAAAGACATGCTTGGCTTTAAGATTTCAGGTAAGTTTGACTTTGTAGCAGAAAATAGAGTTCATGACTTTAAATCCACATCAGTTTGGAATTACATGAACCAATCCAATGCAGATAAATACAGTTTACAAGGGTCTATTTACCGCTTTCTTAATCCTGACATCATTACCAAAGATGAAATGGTTATCCACTATATCTTTACTGATTGGAATAGGGCAGAGAGTATGCGTAATCCTGCTTACCCACAAGCTCGTGTATTAAGCCAAAAATATAATCTATTATCTTTGGAAGACACAGAGCAATACATCAAAACCAAGCTATCTGATATTTTAGAGTATCAAGATAAACCAGAGACAGACATACCTTTTTGTACTGATGAAGAGCTATGGCGTAAACCAACAGTATGGAAGTATTACAAAAACCCTAATTCAACCAAATCAACTAAGAACTTTGATAACCAAGCAGAAGCCTTTGCCAGATTTAATGATGATGGTTGTGTGGGTGAAGTTAGAGAAGTTAAAGGTCAAGTGAGTGCTTGTAAGTACTGCCCTGCTTTTTTATTATGCACTCAAAAAGATGCTCTTATAGCCAGTGGAGATTTAATTGTATGACAGAAATTCACAATTATTTACAGATAACCGAAGAAGATTTACCTTGTCTTTGTAAAGTCAGTAATGTTTCTGAGAACTATCTTAGAGAATTTGGGGAAGTTCATTTAGTTGTAGATATTATTACTGAACCTTATTTCACAGATACTTACCCACATACACAGTCCTATGGTGAGATTGCTGAAAAGTATAAGCACCTTTACATTAAAAGAGCGGTAACAGATAACAACAGATTGTATGACTATGCTATTAAGGAGTAGACAATGAAAAACTTTAACCAAATGAAGTATTACCCATTAGCAGAAGAGTTAGTAGAGATACTTCAAGCCAAAACACAAAATACCAATCCTTTATTTTTTCGTGTCATTGTGGCTTATTATTTATCTGTTATTGCAGGTCATATGAGAGCTTCAATCAAAGGTTGGATTGGTAAAGAACCTATCCCTGTAAACAGCTATGTCATCGCTTTACAGCCATCAGGAGCAGGTAAAGGGCATAGTACCACCATGATGTCCCAAGAAGTCCTAAAAGGGTTTACAGAGACATTTATTGAGCATACTTTTCCTATTACTGCTGAATGTAATATTCAACAGCTCTCCATCAAAAGAGCCAATAAATCAGGTAAAGATATTGATGAAGAACAAACCAAGCTAGAAAAAGTATTTAATGATTTGGGTGCTTTGATGTTTGAGTTTGATAGTGCTACTGTACCTGCTATCAAACAGATGAGACAGAAGTTACTCATTGCTAATGCAGGTGCTTGTAACCTTACTATTGATGAAGCAGGAGCTAATTTATCAGGTTCTATTGACGCTATGATTGCGTATTTAGAGCTTTATGATAAAGGTCTTATCAGAGATAAGCTGGTCAAGTCATCTAGTGAAAATACTCGCTTTGAACGCATTGAAGGTCATACACCAACCAATCTACTGATGTTTGGTACACCATCTAAACTACTAGATGGTGGCAAGACAGAAGAGCAATTTTATGAACTCTTAGAGATGGGTTATGCTCGTAGATGTTTATTTGGTTTTACCAACCAAGTACACAAAGCCAAAGTAAATTCTGTTGATGAGCTTATGAAAACTTTGTTTAATACAGACCACGATGACAGCTTAGAGAGTATTGCAGAGCATATTACTTTATTGGCTGACCCTGACAAGCTAAATACCAAGCTAACGCTTAGCACAGATAGTACTAAACTGCTCTTAACTTACAAGCTACATTGTGAAAATTTATCAGCAGAGCTATCAGAGTTTGAAGCCATACGTAAAACTGAAATAGAACACCGTTATTTTAAAACCATGAAATTAGCAGGTGCTTATGCTTTTGTGGATGGTAAAGATATCATTACACCAGAGTATGTTGAATATGCCATCAGATTGGTTGAAGATAGTGGTGAAGCATTTAATAAGTTATTAACACCACAACGTCCTTATATCAAATTGGCTAATTATTTAGCCAGTGTAAGGCATGATGTTACCTTAGCTGATTTGGATGAAGACTTACCCAGTTTTCGTGGTAGTAAAGCTCAAAAAGATGAGATGATTCAAATGGCTATTGCATGGGGTTATAAAAATAACATTGTCATTAAAAAATCATATACTGACAGTATCATGTTCCTAAATGCAGATACCATTGATGAAACCAATTTAAATGAAATGATTTTATCTTTCTCAAAAGAAATTACAGAGAATTATAAAAATCAAATTGTACCCTTTGATAAGATTGATAAGTTATTAACCAAAGATAATTATCATTGGCTTAGTCATCATCTTATAGATGGTTATCGCAAAGAAGATAACTGCCAAGCAGGATTTAATTTATTGGTTTTAGACATTGATGGTACTTGTTCTTTGAATACAGCACAGCTACTACTTAAAGGATATAAAGCCATATTTCAAACCACCAAAAGCCATAAAGATGATGACCCTCATTTTAGAATTATCCTACCCATTAACTACACGTTAAAGCTAGACGCTAAGGACTACAAAGAAATGTATAATGCAGTCATTGCACAGTTACCTTTTGATGTAGATACCCAATGCAACCAACGCAGTAGAAAATGGGAAACCAATAAAAATGCTACCATCATTCATCAAGATGGTGAACTCTTTGATATTCTGCCATTCATTCCTAAGACCACTAAGAATGAAGAAAGACAATCACAGCTAAGAGACCAAGAGCATTTGGATAATTTAGAGCGTTGGGTTATTAACAATACAGGAGATGGTAACAGAAACAATATGCTATTAAGATATGCTATGATACTGGTTGATAGTGGTTATAAGTTTGATACAGTGAAAGATAAGGTTATTGGTTTAAATAATAAACTTGTTGATAAACTGGATGAACTTGAATTGCACAGTACCATCTTTCATAGTGTGGCTAAAAAGTTAGCTAATTAATCATAGACCCATATTGGTGCGTTCCGCACCTTTGTGGGTTTTTATTTTATTTTGGAGAAACCAATGAGTGATATAGGATTTAATCCTTATGTGGTGTTAATCTCAGGTAAATCAGGTACTGGTAAATCCAGTAGTTTAGAGGGATTAACCAACCATGAAAAGGTATTATATTTAAACTGTGAAAATGGTAGAGCATTACCATTTAAATCAGGGTTTAAAGAAGTAACCATTACACATCCAGAACAGGTAATTACATATCTTACAAAAGCTAAATCCAATGATAAATATGACACCATCATCATTGATAGCTTAACCTACCTAATGGATATGTATGAAACCAAAATTATCGTACCATCAGCAGATACTCGTAAAACATGGGGTGAATACTTCCAGTTTTTTAAGCGTTTAATGGATGTTACTGCTGGTTGTAATAAACAAATAATTTTTACTGCTCATACAGATAATGAGTATAATGAGGCTATTCAAACAAATGAAGTCTTTATCAAAGTAAAAGGTGCTTTAAAAAATAGGGGAATTGAAAGTTATTTTAGTGTCAATGTTTCACCTAAAAAAGAAAGTACTATTAAGCTAGAAGACTATCAATCTGACCTATTAACCATTACCGAAGATGAAGAAGACTTAGGCTTTAAACACGTTATCCAAACTCGTGTAACCAAGGACACAGTTAATGAACGTATTAAAACACCTAAGAATATGTTTTCACGTAATGAGACATTCATAGACGGTAATATTCAACTCATCTTAGACCGATTAAAAGTATATTATGATAAGTCATGATGTGGTAAAAGAGTATCTTGATTATGATGAAATTACTGGACATTTAACATGGATTAAAAAACCAGGCAAGAAAACCATGTTAAATAGTAGAGCAGGTTCATCTCATAAACCATCAGGATATAGACAAGTTTATTTCATGGGAAAGACTTACCCTGAACACAGACTTATTTGGTTCTGGGTTCATGGAGAATATCCAGAACATGAAATAGACCATATTAACCATATCAGAGATGATAATCGCTTATGTAATCTAAGACAAGTAACTCATGCCCAAAACTGCCGTAACCGTACAAGACAACGCACACGAATAGATGAAGCAGGTATTTGGTATTGTAGAAGACGTAAGCGATATATCGCAGAAATTACCTTTAATCAAAAGAAAATATTTCAACGTAGCTTTGATGATATTGATGAAGCTATTTCACAACGTAAAGCCAAGTTATTAGAACTTGGTTTCCATGAAAACCACGGAGACATTAAATGAGTTTTTTTTCAGACATTAAACAAGCAGATAAACTAGAAGAAGTTAAAGATACCGTAGGTGGTGGTTATTCTGTAATACCATCTGGTGTTTATGATGCAACCATTAAATTTGCCTATACAGGGCAGTCCAAACACGGAGCTAAGAGTATTACCTTTGGCTTTGATGTAGGTGGGCGTGAGATTACAGAAACCATGTATGTAACCAACCGCAACAAAGAAACATTCTACACCAAAGACGGTAAGAAATATCCACTACCTGCTTACACCACAGCCAATGACATTTCACGTTTGGCTTTAAAAGGTAAGCAAATCACAGAACTTAAAACCGAAGAAAAAGTCCTAGAACTTTATGATTTTGACATTCGTGGTAAAAAGAAAACTGCTGTTGATTGCTTAACTGCACTTCATGGTCAGCAAGTTAAGCTAGGAATTAAACAAGTCAAAGCCTTTAAGCAAGTGAAAAATCATGATGGCAATTATGTAGATGGTGATGAAATCCGTGAATCTAATGTGATTGACAAAGCATTTCATGCCACTAACTCAAAAACCGTTAATGAACTTTTGGCTAAAAAAGAAACCGCAGAGTTTGTTAGCGAATGGAAAACCAAATGGGAAAACAAAGTAGATGATAAAACAGGTGGCAGAGAACCTGCTAAATCTACACCCCAAGCAACCGCAGAAACAGCGTCTATTGATGATGACGTATTTGGAGATTAATGATGAAACTTGAAATTGATACCCTAGACCAAATGCACGAGCATTGGCTTGATTATGTGGATAACATACTATCTACCATTGAAGCCATGAAACTTATGCACCCAGATGAAACGGCTTATCATGTATTAGAGCAAGTAAAAAAAGAAGTCTTAGATTTACCTTACTTCACTGATACAGAGTATTTCATTGAATACGATGAATAAACCACTAAAAGTCATAGCCTATGACCCCAGTTATAACAACTGGGGTTATTCTATTGGTTTATTAGACAGTAATGGATTAGTCATTACAGATACTGGTGTATTAAAAAATAAACCAGATAAAATCAAAAGAAACCAAAACCTAAAAGACTATGACCGATGTAGGGAATTATTTTGGTCTATCACATCACTTATCAAAGATTGTGATTTACTCTGTGTGGAATTACCCATTGGCAGTCAATCTGCCAGAGCAATGGTATCTTATGCAGTCTGTGTTGCTCTTACAGCCACGCTAGACATAGATACACAGATTTGTACCCCACACGAAGTAAAACGCTTTGTAGGCTCAAATACAGCCAGTAAAGATGATGTTATTAATTGGGTAAAACAAAAACACCCTAACCTAGACTTATCCACCAAAACCAAAGCTGAGCATATTGCAGATAGTATTGTTGCAATGTATGTAGGCTTAACCAAGAGAGAACTTTTATGAAAATTGTACTAGCCCAAGATGAACTTCAAGCTATTGTAACAGAAGCACTCAATGCCAAAGGGATTGACACTTCTAATGCAGAATTTACCTTTGACAATGGTGCTGAGATTGAACTTAATTCAACTCATACCACCAAACCAAAACCTAAGAAAACTCGTACTAAAAAGCAAGAAGTTTTTGTGGGAACACAAGATGAATTTGATGACTCAAATGTGGTTATTAATGAGCCAAATATAGAGCCAGAAGAAGAAATCAATGATTTTGAAGATGAAATAGGGAAAGAACCAACCGAAGAGACTGACTCAGATGATGACAGTGATTCGCTCTTTGATTAATACGCTTGCAGTATTTGGTATCTTAGTGCTAATAGGGATATTTTCCCTATTAGCTTTTTTTATTCTTAAATTTATTTTCATTGCTATTGTTGTTGGTTTTATTCTTTGGTTTGTATTAGCTGTTATTTATTATGGTTTTAAGGAGCTATATGATAACGTTTAAAAAACTAAGTGAAAAATATATTAAATTTAACCAAGCCAATAATCATACCAAAGCAGGTTATCAGCGTATATTAAATAAACACTGGATACCTGTCTTTGGTAATAAACAAATCCATACCATAACGTATGAAGAAATCATGTATGCTATTTTGGATTTAGATGTATCAGCTAAGACACTTAATAACTGTCTTATTCCTTTAAGGGGTGTATTTGATTTAGCAGTTACTTTAAGGCTTATCCCTGATAACCCAATGAACCCAATACATAATAGAAAAATACAACTTGATTTACCAGACCCATTTACCAAAGAGGAGATGAATGAATTATTAAATTGGCTTAAAACCAATAAAATAAATGATGAAGCTCTTTATTACTGGTATTTCTTATTGATGTTCTGGACTGGATTAAGACCATCAGAAGCATTTGCACTAAGATGGATTGATGTATCAAAAGATACATTATATATCCACAGAAGCAGAGTAAGAGGTGTAGAGAAGTCTGTAACCAAGACACATACAGCAAGGGTAGTTTATTTAAATAAACACTCACAAGAAGCTATTGATAATCTCAAAGCCTATGATACACGGTATGTGATTATTTGTCCTAATACAGGTTTACCATTCTGTGATGACAAAGCTCCTAGAATGCGTTTACAAGAAGCCATGAGAGCTACTGGTATTAGACCCAGACCTGCATATAATACACGTCATACATACGCTACCATCATGCTTATGAGTGGTTTAAATGTAGCATTTGTAGCCAGTCAATTAGGGCATAGCTTACCCATGATGATGAAACGTTATGCTAGATGGATTAACAATGAAAAAGATTTAATTGAAATGTCCAAACTGGATTTAGGAGATTAATTTATGTTAGTTCAAATTCAAGATTTTATTTTTAATCCAGATGAGATTAACTGTATAGCTACCAACGGAGACCAAGAATGAATGATTTTACATTAGAAAGCCAAAACTGTGTTATGCAGTTTAAACTGGACACCGAAAATAACTTATTATCCCTAGAAGTTGTAAATTGGACTATCAATGAATATGGCAGAAGAGTTGATGACTTTATCATCGGTTATATTGATTTGCCGGTTTACGAAGTAAAATTTTTGCGTGATAGTTTGACTGCGTTTATAAGAAAAATAGAGGGTAAAAAATGAAAGTAATTAATTGACAATATAGGTATCAACAGGCAGTCTGTATGCGTGGACAAGATTTTACAACCAACGCACAGACCCTCACGCCCAAAAAGAAATCCAAGACTTAGCTAAAATGCTATGGGAAAATTTAGGAGTAATATTTATGAATTTGTTTGAAGAGGTAAAGGCTATATCAAATAGCAGTTTAGCTATGACTAAACATGAATTTGATAATATAGCATCAGAAATTAAATTAACTGCTCTAACTGGCAGTAGAAGCGTGTATATTTTAGGTAGTATTTCTGAACATGTTAAAGATGAATTACGACAGCAAGGGTTTATTGTTGAGTATAAGTCTGAAACAGGTCAAAGATATGGTTACATTATTAAATGGTAGGGGAATTATCTTAAAAATCCACGAAAGTTTGGATTTACAAAGAAGTCTATTGTAAACGTTACTGACTTGTCCACGGTCAGTAACCAGTCCTAGCTATGAGTGGGCTGACAAGAAAACCATAGCAGTAATTGATAGTTTTACCCTTAAAAACCTTGACTAGGCAATTACCGTATAGCTGATGATACAGTTAGATAGGAGTTATCTGAATAGGGGGATAGCTCCTATTGTTTTTATAGCCACTAGGAGAATGATATGTTTGTATTACTAGAAAGCAACATTATTGATATGGATAGTGTTACCTGTATTTGCTTTGATAAAGACAATTTACAAATTGGAGTTTTATTGAAGCAAAATGAAAAACTAAACATCAAGTACCATGATGAAAAATGTTTTAATGATGATTTAGACAAACTGATTTTCGCTTCTCAAAATGTTTATGATTACTAGCAGATTATCATGCTAACAAATGAAGAAATTAAAAAGCTAGTACTTGCTAGTGGGTTTAAATTACTAGGTGAATTTACTAAACCTGATTTTAAGTTTGTATCTGAATTGGCTTATACAGTGAGATACGTTGCAACTAAAAAAGGCTTAACCATGAAAGATATGGCTGATGAATTAGGTTGGGAAGTTCATAAAATAAGTGGTGTATATAACAGCCGTATTTTACTAACCAAAGATGAAATACATCAACTTAATGTTCTGATGATGAATTAA